ATCCGCGACATAGACACAGAAGAAGATTTGATATTGTAGGAAGAGGACTACTTTCACTAAAGCCAAAGGTAAGCAATAGGTTTAAATAGTTAGTTCTCTAAGAATTACATAGTAATTCTTTAAAGCCTTAGTAGTTATACTCCCACAACCTATAAGTTAGTGAAAGCTATAAAGGGCTCTAAAGCCTAAATACTGGCTTTACAGCCGTTTAAACCTTTCGCTAACAGTTATGGCATTATTACCAATGGCTGTGGCTGCCCAGCCGCCCAGCAGGCTGGATCAGCCACCAAGAAGGATACCACCCACCCACCCCACCCACCCACCTCTCAATAGAATAGATATAAAAGAGTAATTGTAATATTAGCGATTATTAGTCTTTTGTTTTTTTGTGTATGTAGGAACCCACAGGAATATTTTATAAAAATATTCTAACTAACCCCCCCAGCTAACCTACTTTGCATATGGAACTATTTAACTAACCTATAACCTATAACCTTATATACGTAAGTAAGTAAGTATGTAAGTAAGATGGTAAAGGTAAATAAAACAATAAGTTTAGATATTGATTTAGTAGAAGAATTAAAAGAACATTCTAATAGCTCTAAATTAATTAATGACTTATTAAAGGAACATTTAAGAGGAGACCATATAAAAGATATTGAAGCAATAGAATTAAAAATATTAGAAACTAAAAGGGAAATTGAAGATTTAATGACTGAAGAAAATAATTTAAGAAAAAAATTACAAATAGCAAAACAGAAAGAAACTGAATTAAAAGAAAGATTTAGTAATGTCCCTTTAGAAATATTAGAAGATTTTAAATTCTATTCCAAAATGACTGAAGAAATTTTTTCAAAAAGATGGAAAGATATATATAACAAAAAATATAGTATAACATTAGAAAACGCTTTAAAGGCGTATAGGAGTTACTATGAAAAGACAGAATAGAACTATAAAAAATGTATTATATCGCTTAAAATCGGCTAAAAACAGCCTTAAAACGAAAATTATACAATATGCCAAACAAATTTTACGAAAAAGGTAGAAGAAAAGAGTATAAAGTCTGCAATATTATGAAAAGATTAGGATATGATATAGCACAAAGAACTGCAGGCTCTCACTCTCCATTTGATATTATTGCAATAAATATAGAAAAAAAAGTAATAAAACTAATACAATGTAAGCCCGAAAGTATGCCTTTAGGGCAAATAAGAAAGATTTTAGAAGAAAATAAAGGATTAGAAGGAGATTTTAAAGTTGAATTTGAAGTTAGATAAATGGCAAGAAGAAGTATTAGCCACAGATGGTAATATCTGCCTTAGAAGTGGAAGACAAGTAGGAAAAAGCACAGTTATTAGCATTAAAGCCGGAGAATATGCAACTCACAACAAAAACAAAGTAGTATTAGTAGTTGCAGCAGTAGAAAGACAAGCATACCATCTATTTGAAATGATATTACACTATTTAGATACCAATTATAAATCTTATATATGTAAAGGAAAGAAAAGACCTACTAAATCAAAAATACAATTAAATAACGGAACTATAATATATTGTCTCCCTACAGGAATGTCCGGTTTAGGAATTAGAGGATATACTGTAGATTTATTAATTGCAGACGAAGCAGCCTTTATTCCCGAAGAAGTATGGACTGCAGTAACACCTATGCTCTCAACAACATTTAAGAGAGGTGGTAGTATTATACTCCTGTCTACTCCTTTTGGCAGGGGTGGATACTACTACGAATGTTTTCAAGACCCCTCTTTTACAACATTTCACGTTTCAAGTGAAGATTGTGATAGACACAGCAAAGAATTCTTAGAAAGAGAAAAAAGCAGAATGACTAAAGTGCAATATGCACAAGAGTATTTAGGAGAATTTGTAGATGAGTTAATGCAATTCTTCCCAACAGAAGTAATAAAGAAGTCTATGATCCTTACGGATATAGACTTAAATAAAAAAGGAGACAACTTCTTAGGAGTAGATGTAGCACGTATGGGTGGAGATGAAACAGTATTATTCTCACTTAAAAGATTAAACAAAGAATATTTAGAAGAAATAGATTTAGATATATCTCAAAATACTATGCTTCCAGAAACTGTAAGAAGAATAAAAAACTCAGATAGACAACATAATTACAAAAGAATATATATAGATGATGGTGGATTAGGAGTAGGAGTATTTGACCCACTATTAGAAGACCAACAAACCAAAAGAAAAGTAGAAGCTATAAATAACTCCAGCAGAAGTATTACAAACGATGGAACACGAAAGAAGAAAATACTCAAAGAAGATTTATACACCAATTTATTAAAAATTATGGAAAGCGGAAAAATCAAACTAAAAGAAAATCCAGACACCTTATTATCTTTAAAATCAATTCAATACGAATATACCGACGACAAAAGATTAAAAATATTTGGAAAATACTCTCATATTGCAGAAGCATTAGTGAGAGCAGCGTGGTCTATGAAAAACAAAACTTTAAATATCTATATTTATTAGGGAAGAATATGGGAATTGTAAAATTAAACGCATACCAAGAAGAAGATAAGAGAGAATTTGATAAATTAGATAATAAAGATGAAGCTATGATATTAGCAATACAAGAATTAACAAAAGCAATAAAAGTATTAACAATGAGGTTAAATAAATAATGGCAGACACAGGTATATTCGCAACAACAGCAGAAATAGTAAGAAAGGCAGGAGATGGTGCAAACAGCACAGCAACTGCAGAAGCATATACTAATGATTTTATATATCAAGCAGAAAGTGAGATAAACGTAGCTACAAGATATAATTGGAGCGACGCATATAGCGGACTAAATGCAGACGTTAAAGGAATATTAACTCAAGCAGGAAGTAATTTAGCAGCAATATATATAATAAACTACGATATGGGTGGATACACAAGCAGGACAGAAGCAGAAGATATGATTAATGTCTTAAGAGATGGTTATTTAAGATGTTTATCAATACTAAGAGATGTAAAAGCGAGAGATTTTACAAATGCCGCATAACTTCAAACTATTCCCCGAACTCACAAACTCACAGATGGACGAACTTTATATGGAAAGTCCTCACAAACAAATATTTGAAAATTTCAAAGCAAAAGTAAAAAAAGTAAGCGATGGAGATACAATAACTTTAGAATGGGAAGAAAGAGATTTCGCATTCCCTCTAAGAATAAAAGATATTGACGCTCCAGAACTAAACATAAAAGGCGGACACGCAGCAAAGGAATATCTTCAAAACCTTATTGAAGGAGAAGATGTAGAAATAGTGATTGACCCCAAACATAGAGTAGAGAAATGGGGAAGACTATTAGGAGATATAATTTTCAACGGAACATTAGTCTCTGAAGATATGGTAAGAATGGGTTTAGCAAGTCCTTTTGGTAGAAGAAGGGAAGGAATAATACCTCACATAGAAAAAACATTTAACATAAAAGAATGGTTGAACTAATAGAAACAACACAGGACGCAATAGCTTCATATCCTTATGATGATTTAGAAGAAGGATTTGGTTTAGTTAGTTACTATTTATCTAAATATACAGACTCAACAGGAGATACTTATTCTATGGGAAAAGAATTAAATTATTCTTCAACCATAACTATAGGAAGAAATATACCCGTAGGGGGAGGAACTGATACATTCACATTTTATAGTGGCTCATTTTCAAGACCAAGAGTAGTAAAAGGAGAAGTTAGAATAAATTTTGATTTAAGTGCAGATAGCGTTAATGCAACAAACACTATAATACAAATAAAAATATATCACTATGATGGAAGCACAAGCACACAAATAGGTAGCACGTGGACATCTGAAACATATTCAGGAGAAGGACAACCCGGAGTTATCCCTATAAATGCAATAATAGATACAGGAACAAAAAAGTTTAGAGCAGGAGACCAAATTAAAATGGAATTAATAATAGACGCAGATAGTTATTTTGAATATTTAATAGGAATAGACCCTCAAAATAGAGACTCAGGTAATTTAGACTTTACACAATTTATAGTAAGAGTTCCTTTCAATTTAGTAAATTAGAAAAATGGCACAAACAGATATAAAAAAAACAGATACAAGTTCATTAGCAACTGCTCAAAAAGATTGGGCAGTAGATACAGAAGTATTAGATGGTCCAACAGACCAAAAAGAAACAATATATCAAATACAAGATTGGTCCACTAAATATGGATATTATAAAAGAGTTGCAGAACTCCAAGCCGCAATAGACGCTAAAGCTACGTGGACAGTCGGAAAAGGAATTAAAACAGACGAAAATACTGAATTTAATTTATTTATGATTAAAGGAAACGGAGTAGATACTTTTAACACAATTTTAGAAAATATGATTAGAACTTATAACATAGCAGGGGACAGCTATGCAGAAATTATAAGAAATGAAAATAATCTAATAATCAATTTAAAACCTTTAGACCCAAGCACAATTAGAATTGTAGCAAATAGAAAAGGAGTAATAATTAGATACGAACAAACTGCAAAAAACAAAGAAAAGAAAGTCCCTGTAAAGAAATTTAAACCAGAAGAAATATTTCACTTAAGTAGAAATAGAATAGGAGACGAGATACACGGGCAAAGTATGATAGACGCAGTAGAAGAAATAATCAAAATGCGTAATGAAGCTATGCACGATATGAAACTATTAATGCACAGACACGTCAAACCTGTAACAATATACCATTTAGATACAGACGATACAACAGCAATAGCAGACTTTAAAGCTAAAGCAGATGTTGCAAATGCAGATGGAGAGAACTTATATATTCCTAAGGGAGCTGTAGAAATTGATACTCAGTCAGTAGCACCAAATGCTACTTTAAATCCTCTTCCGTGGATAGATACTTTAAACAACTACTTCTTTCAAGCGACAGGAGTGCCAGATATTATTGTGGGCGGCAGTAAGGCACTAACGGAAGCCTCTTCAAAGATAGCTTATTTAGCATTCCAACAAACTATAGAAGAAGAACAACTATATATTGAAGAACAAACATTATCTCAATTAGGATATAATATAGAATTAGAATTCCCAGCAAGTTTAGAAAATGAATTATTAAGCGATAAAGCTAAAGATGGTCCTATGAATATACAACCGAATGAAACAACTGCAGGAGTGGGTCAATAATGGTAGAAACATTTAAAGAAAAAAACCTATGGGAAAAGTATAAAGAACTTATAGGAATAACAGAAGAAGCCACAGAAGAACAAAAGGCAGAATTTGAAAGAGTAAAAAAAGAAATAGAAGCAGAAGGTATGCAAACAGGAGAAGCTGCTCAAATTACAGGAGAAGATTTGGCAGACTTTATCACAACCTTTGGCAGTGGTGGAGCATTTAAATTTGGAACTAAATTCCTAAAAATAGAAAAATTAGCTAAAGAGGTAGTAGGAAAAGGTGGAAAAGAAGGAGTAGATATATTATTAAAAAATTTAAAAAATGTTAAAGATACTAA